AGGCATACAGATAATCTGCAAGTAAGGCAGGTTCTTTACCGACTTCCAAACTGATTTCCAGAGTTTGTTCCTTCCCGCTGACTCGGTATTCAACGCTTATGATGCGGTAGCCGGCGTCGATGTTTTCGTTTGGCAACGTAACATGAATTTTGTCGCCTGCAAGGAGCGGAGTCCCATAATCGATGACCTCACTATGTAGGGTCAAATATTCTATCGGATTTTTGTAGAAGTCTAACAGCGCCTTAGCCCTAAGCAAACATTCATTATCGCTGTGGAGTTCCTCATCGGTTTCGGCGAGTTCCCGTAAACCATAGGCAGTCTGGCTTCCAGCGTCTTCCTGCACTGCTTCCCATCTTCGGCTATTAAAGAAAAGGTTGTCAACCCAGAAGCTACCAGTGTTAGTGCCGACGAAATTGGCGTCTATTCTAAATTTTTTGATTTGCGACCAGTCAAAACCGCTAGCGACTGCGGTCCAGTTTTGGTCGGCGTTTTTGCTTCCGCACCGAATTGTCTGTTTATACCATTTTTCATCGTTTTTTATGTTGCCGAGGTTCATGTATGCGTCTTTGCCTGCTGCATCGTAAAGCCAGACAATTATGGTTCCGTTAAATGCGGATCCACCTAACCGAACTTGAAATGTTAGGCTTGGATATTTATTTGAGTCAACTTCTTTTCCAGCGTCTAAAGTGAAAACTGCAGAGCCGTAATAGTCTGGCGTGCTGGTAGTGTGCTTTATTGAGGCAGTTCCCACAATTTTTGTGACTGTGTCGAGCGACACGCTTCCAGTCCCAGTCCCGCTACTCCACGCCCCATCTGTTGGAGTCAAACTTTCAGTCCAAGCGTCTTTATCACTTGGATTCGGTTTCTCCGCAGCACCATACACAGTTACCTTATTCCTTATACGGTGAATGTCCTTGCGATATTCGCTGAGTTCAAGTCGTTCTGATAGGCTTACAGATGAGGTTTTGCTGTTCCGCGGGAAAAACTCAAACTTGCCATCTGGAGCTACTCGAAAATCGAAGCCTATAACGCCAGTCTTATCCGCACTTTCTGCAATGTACTTCAGAATATCCATGACTGGCGTGTTTTCACATTCCAATTTTGTGTAGGTTGTGTCTGTGTTTTCTATAAGTTCAGTTGAATCACGGGCATGACTTAAGCTCACATAGTTGTCAATCAAGTCTTTAACAATTTCCTCGCCCTTCTTGTTTTCATAAGTTTTCGTTACTACTCTTCTGAACAGCTTTTCTCCCCAGCACCTGCCTCTAACTCGAATATAGTTCTCATTTGGCGTCGATTCGCACTCAACCTCTTCTACTCGTAACGTAATTATTAGTGGACAGTTTGCGCCTCTACCGATGCTTATGCTTCCGTTGGCTCCCACCGATATCGGATATGTTCCGCCTGGGCTGTATTTCTTGTCAAAATTCTGAAGTAAGCACTCGAAACTTGAAACCTCGTTCGTGCAGCCCAAATGAACCCGCAAGTCTAATACGTCGCCTTGAGGAGGCGTAACCGAACCAAAAACAACAGAGCAGACAGGGAGGCTTACACTCATGGTTATTCAACTCCTCGACGATAAAGTTCCTCTTCTCCAGCCCGCCTAATCGTCCGTCCACCTGCAGACATCTCAGAAGTCGCTTCGTTAAAGTTTTGAACGCTCGCCGTTGCAGCATTCATTTGACTTGCGAAATACCACATGGCAGCTGCAGCCGCAATAATAACTCCTATGCCAATTCCAGTTAGGGCTAAAAACGTCGCATGGCTGATGTTAAGAGCGTTCTGTGCAGCAGTTGCAACCCAACAAGCAGCCGCATAAACTTTGTGGGCAACAGCTACGCCCCAGCTCGTCCGCATAAACATGCCTAAAACAGAAATAACCATCATAGCCGTGTTCACAACTTGAGCTTGTGCATCACTCAAAATGCCAAATTGGTGAGCAATATGACCTATGGCTACGCCTGTAGCGCCTAATCCAGCAATCGCAGCGCCTATTGACTTAATGCGTGCAGTTAAACTTTCTGCGTCTGTTTGAATCTGACTGAATTGGGCGCTTGCTCTGTTGACCGCCCGAACAGTGACAACTATTTCTCGGAAACTCATGTGGCGTTAGCCTCCATCACGGATTCGTCGATTGCGCTGCCAATTATTTGTGTCAATTCTGGGAGATGCGTCTCCACTGCCCGACTTAGGAAGCGGAAGCCCCTCATGAAACGAGTTCCAAACTCCACAAAAACAGCGTAGTGCGCATAGGCTCCGACCTTAACTGTCCATTCTTTTGCTTCGGAGAAAATTGTTGAGCGCAAATATCCAGTTCTGACTGGCACGATTTGTTGGGCTGTTTCTTTTATGGACTGACCCAAGTCAGCCAACCGTTCATGAACTTTCGTTTTCATGGCTGAGTCTAGACGCTGAAACTTCTGCTGAAACTGTTCCAGACCTTCGCATTCGATTTCCATCTCAACTGACATGCCTCACTCCTCGCTTGGCTTTGGCTATTTCCTCCCCAGTTTGGCGGTCTATCTCGTTTAGGATGATGACAAACTCTTCGATGGTTTTGGCTGGTTGCTTATCGAGCTGGTTTGGTGTCCAGCCGAACTCTCTACATAAGCGAAAACGTGCGAGGCTTGGGTTTGGCTTCTCACGCCTCATCGCCCGCACGAGTTTTTTGCTTCTTCAGATGTGACGCCACAGAGGCGGTTGACAACGCTGGAAAACAGTTCGCCCAATTCGATGGGGATGCCGTCTTCTCTTTCACTTAGAAGTTTCTCCAGCATGAGTGGCTTAGATTCTGGTTGCTCCTTCAGTGACGCCCATATGGTTTCTGCTTGGATGGCCACATAGTCGCTGCTTAACACTTGGCCAGTGACTGGATGATATTTTGTGTGTTTTTGTATGATGCGGCTTCGCTTCGCCCACGTAATCTCGCCGAACACATACTTGCCATTGTACTCGGGATCAAATCGGTCGTCCACGTTGACTATTTCGGTTTTCATAGCTGTTTCACCCTTTTAGCTGATGGTTACGCTTTTGGCGGTGAAAGCCAGCTTCTGCGACACGAGTTCCTCGATGCGAGTTGCCAAAACGTTAGATTCCCATTTGCATCCGCTGAACGTGGCTTTGTTGGTTCCGCCTAAGCCAAACTCTAAGCTGAACTCAGTGTCGTTTATGATGTCGTCTAGTTCCTCCTTGGTTTCGAAGTCGCAGGTGATTTCACCTGTGAGTTCTCGGTGACGCCAAGGCAGATACTTCAGCAGGTATCCATCGGTTGTTCGTATGACTGGCACACGTCTCAGATTGTTTTCAATGGTGAACCGATAGTCTGTGACTCGTTCCAGCGTATTAGCGCCCTTCTTCACGTAGGTGTCATACCAAACACGCGGAGCATCTGAATAGTCGCCGTAACTGGCACCAATCTTGGCAGTTGCAACCGCCACGTTCTGACCAAGCAACTCCGCCGTAACCTTCACGAGTTCTTCAGCTGAAGCCTCAACTGTTAAGCGGTCTATTCGACAGCCCTTATGATTCAGCGAAACTATGCCACTGGCTTTCTCGTAGAAAACTTCAACGCTCAGAGATGTCAACGTAGTCGAGTGTTGCAGGAAGCCGATGTTTTGCGGAGCGTAAACGACTTTCAAGCTGGCTTGTCTCAGCCCCTTCCGAATAAACTGCAGGTCTCGTGAGCCTATTCCCCGAACTTTGACGAGGCCGGAACTCAAAGCTGGCTCAACGTCTTGGACAATTCCGACGGCTACCATGGCTGGCTGTCCAGTTCCGCTTGGGGTTTCGCCGTAGTTTGTCTCTTCTATGAAGTAGACTTTGGCTTCGTGCCCGCCGTACATGGGTGTAGTCATTTTCTATTTTCAACCTCCAATTTTCTTTTAGACAGTTTCGTACCTGTGAATCTCCACCGTGAGGTTGGAATGATACAGAACAGGTTTAACATCAATCCTGTCCGCGTCTGTACAGCCCGCAAGTTTCATCCAGTTAAGCACGCCGCCTGGGTTTTTCATGTGGGCGTTTATGATTCGCGTAACCTCTTGCATGGCTTTCCAGCGCATTCTCTGCCCAGTAATTCCTGTCTGGTCGCGGATCCAGACTCTAACCTGATAGTTGGAAACGACTTCTCTTCGTGTGCCTCCGAGGTTGATTAGGCGCTCTCGGTCGTTGGCCAAGCCAACCGTGATGATTACCTCGTATTTTTTCCAGAACTCTTCCACGTACTCGTCTGCTACGAGGACCGTAGCCTTAGTCACGTCGTCGTCTTTGTAAAGCGTTACGTTTCCTCGAATCAAATTTTTCAGGGTTTCTTTCGGGTCTTCTGCCACACTCATTTTATCAATCTCCTACAGAGGGCGGTGCGATACATCAACTTGTCCAAGAAGCGAAACTCTTCAACTGGGCCAACCTCATACTCAACGCCCTTGCACACGATTTTGTCTCGGTGCGCTATGCCAGAAACCACGTAGATTCTGACGTAATCGTTAGAAGCGTAGCCTGGCTCGATGAGAATCTCACTAGCCTGTGCAGGGCTGACGACAGCCATAATCTCAGCGCTGGCAGAATACGAGACTGTTCCGTCTACTTCCTTTCTGCTGTAAAGCGTCACAGTCTCTCCGTGAGCCCTCAAAATTCTCGTAAACGCCGAAGTGACTGGACTATAGTTTAGAAGAAGAAGGCTGATCCAAGAAACCGTCACTATTGACTTTTTCCTTTCCACAGGGCTGAAGTCGGAGAATTTGACGCCCCAATACATAAAAGCATCTGGCTTAGAAAGAATGGTATTGACGCTGTGCTCTAAGGCTAAGGGGTCATACACGTTTCTTATTTCATAAAGAATTCCAGCAGTTACGATGTCGTAGTATTCGCATGCTGGTTTGAGGTTAACAACATCCACGTAGCCTGCCCAACAAACGGCTGGATTATAGGCTGGATACTCAGCACATGAGCCTATCGAGTTGATAGCCTCATACACTTTTTTGACTGCGGCACTCCAGCCCTCATACTCGTAAAGCGCGTACAATGCGTAACTGAAGTCGTCATCATAAATGAGTTTCTCAGGCGAGCCAGTCCTATGCCACGCGCCGTCCCCACTTGGAAGCGGCGAATACTTGAGGAATAAACCCTCAAAACCGCTTCGGTAAAAGCCTAAGGCGTCGTTTATCATGGTTTGGTATTTTTCCTCACCAGTTCTGGCACCTAGGCTTTTCAGTCCTGTTAGGCTATAAAGGTCGACTATCCACATGTCTGCTACCCAAGCGTCCGTGATGGTTACAGCTTGGGCGAAACCGCCGTAATACTTGTCGTGGATGCCCAACTCAGACGGTTTGTGTTGCATGTTGTAGAGGAACGTTCCTCCAGCCAGACTCGCAGCGTCATAATATTTGACTGCGCCTGTTAAGTCATAGGCTTTCAACAGCGCTGGTATGGCTCTCATGGCATCGACAGAATAGTAATAGGTGCTACCGTCCTTGCTCTGGAACCCGCCATAAGCCAACTTGCCTTGGTCGTTGCATTGAATGGAGAGCAGGTAGTCTGCCAACGCAACAATCTTGTCGTGAAGGCCTGCCTTTTCACTTTCAAACTCCTTGGCGCTGTACGCCTCGTAAAGAAAATCTATGGCAAAGGCTGCTGGTGCCGGACCTCTACCCCATTCTGGGTCAACGGTTCCAGAGTCGGGCAGATAATAAAAGTAGGGCGCATAACTCATGACAAAATCGAGGTAGGTTTTCAAAACGCTCATGTCTAAACTCGCCCCACGTAAGGATGGCGCAATCTTTCTATGAGCCGCTCCAACTCCCGGTACAAAATATCAGTACTAGGCGCTCGATTCAGCGCGTCAACACGCAAATCGCCTAAGCTGAAGTTTAGGCCTGCTGCCGAACCGCCAGACAGATGGCAGAGCAGGTAAATGGCGGCGAGATTCTTGATGGCAGCCGCCTCGGCTTCGCTACAGCTCGTATAGTCGATGCTGAGCCCTGTTTCGAGTTCGATGGTTGCGGTGGCGTCTTCAATCATTTCCACAACCTTCGCGTCTTCAGCGTCGTTGGCTGTTAGGTTTAGTCGGTCGCGCACCATGTCGGCTGTAACATTAACCAAACTGCATCCTTTCCTTTTCAAGGACTATTTGATGAAATAAGGTTTATTTAAGG